CGGGAGGTTGCGCTTGAGCAGAAGGCACAGTGTGCCGAACTCGAAGGCGTGGCCGTTGACCTTGAATTGCAGCTCAAGCGGCTGCAAGAGACGGTCAGGCTTGAGGCGAAAGTGCCTGGTTCCTCGTACCGCGAGGACCAGAAGTGGTACCCTGGGGAGCTTGAGGTCCTCTGTTTGGAGGAGTTGCCTGACAAGAAAACACGGTTCCGGCCTGTTGGTCGTGCTGCGTTTGTTTCTTTGCCGGGCGGCAATGCCGTTCTGACTGCCAAGCATGTCTTGATTGCGGCTTATGCCTACAATCTCCCGATCTGCTTGCACCATGACTCGCGACTCCAGCATCTGGACCTTTCAAAGGCCAAGCTGGTTCTGAATTCTCGGTCACGGATCGCCGCTCATCGCGGCTTCGACATCGTGGCCTTTGAGATCCCTCAGGACTGGTGCTCCAACCTCAAACTGCGGGCTGATCCGCTCGCTGGCTCCAAGATCGGGAAGCCGTTGTACGCCTCTGGGCGTGCGGCTCTGCCCGGCCTCGGGAGCAGGAGGGTGGTGAGCACTGGAACCGTTGGCAGGGGCACGTTCCCGCTTCAAAAACAGCACAACGCCTCAACAGAGGCGAGCTGGAGTGGGGGTGCCGTCCGCGATGGTCGGGGAGCGGTTATGGGCGTCCACATTGGATGTCTTTCTGATCGGGACCAACTTCATCCCAACGTCTTCATCTCTGTCCATCGTCTTTTCCGGGCTCTTGCGACACCGGGTTTCGATCCCAGCCGCATGTTGCTGGAAACTGACGAAGACCGTGATGATGGCGGTGAGCAGATCTCGTGGCGAGATGAGGCCAAGGCCGAGCTTCGTGAGTATGAGTTCCTCGAATGGCGTGACCAACGCCTCCGAGCGTACTTCGAAAACGAGCGCGACCTCGTGCTCGAGTGTTACACGCGACGTGCCGCGCCTGCACGTGATGGCTCGATCAACGCTCAACTCGATTTCAACATGACCGACGATGATTGGGAGGAGGCCGAAGATCTTGCGGGTGCGACCCGAACCAATATTCGCGCAATTGCGCGCGAGTTGGTCGAGGATCGCCTGCAGAGACTCGGTGTCCTTGATCCGACATCTGTGATGATGGAGTCTGTCGACATCGGCATGGCCACTCGTGAAATTCTTCATGCGCATCGGCAGGCCCTTCAGCAGATCGCTGGCTTGCAACGCAAGGAGGCTGCCTGCGTGCGCGCCCTCGAGGAGAGTCGCATTCGGTCTGAGAAAGCCGATGCGCTTGAGGCAAAGTCTTTCGCTGACCTCGAGGCCGTCTATCAGCGGTCAATCGAAGTCCTTCAGAAGCTTGGTGCCTCAGAAGAGCGTGAGCGCCTGCAGGCCCAGGTGCTCGCTCTTGGCGCCTTCGTTGAAAGGGCCAAGGGTGAGCGCAAGTCCAAGGAGGATGCGGCCAAGGCCTGGCGTGAGGCGACTGATCTTCAAATTCAGTACCTTTCCGCCCAGGTCGCGGCCGCGAAGGCTCGCGAGGTTTCGTTGCTCGAGACTAAGAAACAGGAAATGGAGCTTCTCGCTCAGCAGATTGCCTCTCTGGCGGTCGCGCGAGAACAGGAGCTGAAAGCTTCTGCTGCCCAGGCACAGAAGCTGATTTCAGCTGCTGTGCCTGGGGAGCAGAAGCTTCCGGTGCCAATTGGCATTGCGGAGCTCAAGCGCCCCGAAGCCAAGTCCATCCCTGGCAACCCAACTGTTGTTGCGGTTGAAGAGATGCCGTCTGTTTCTCAATTGCCTTCTGGCACCACCACCGTCCTCGTCGGCACCAACCAAGGTGTTGATTTCCACATGGAGGCTATGCGCCCCGTGTGCTTCCGCCGGTCGCATGTTCATGCGCCTATGGCTGAGGCTTCGGGAAACGGGTCGGAGGCGCCGATGCCCTCAAAGAAGGCGATGGCAAGTCTCAAGGAGCGGTGCGCGGAGTGCTACCAGGCGTTCCCGAACAAGGATTTGCTTCGGAAGCACTTTCGCCAAGAGCACAAGAAAGTGGGCTGCAAAGCCTGCGACGTGGTGCTGAGCGGAACGGCGAGTTTGATGGCGCATGTCGCCTCCCGCCACCCCACGGAGAAGAATACCCTCATCTCCGCTGGGCCTTCTCGCAAGGTGACTACAAATTCTTTCATCAAGTCGATGATCTCGAAGGCTGCGCAACCGAAGCCGCACGAGAGAGTCGAGCTCGAGAGTGCGTTCACACCGCTCGAGTGGAAGAAAGCGTCCAAGGAGGAGAAGGACAAAGTGCTGAAGGAGTGGAAGGAGCTACCGCGCGAACGAAAGTCGGAGCTCATGAAAGAGAAGGATGCGCGCTGGCTTATCGAAGCTGGCTCTCAGGAGAACTTCGAGAAGCAGCAAAACGAAGAGCGCGAGCGTATGCTCAAGCGCCGTGCTGCGAAGGAGCGACCCGAGGACCGGTGGAGGATGCCGGGCACTCGCGAGCACGAGCTGATGTTCGAGTTCTCGAACCTGTTCGAGCCGCAGATTGCACGAGCGCGCATGCTCAATCTCCAGGTGGAGGAGAAATTGGCGGCCACCAGTCGCCAGACCTTCGCCTACCTCCCAAGCGACCAGGTTTTGGTGCTGCGTCAGATGCTGCAAAGGCTCTCATCGCAAATCGACGCGTCATCGCGTCAGGCGGAAGAGTCAAAGCGGCAGCAGATGATGGCGGAGATCACCCAGCAGGTCATCAATTCGATGGCACGCACTGGTCTTCCACCGATGCAGTCCATGCAATCATCGATCGCCACCGTGCCAGTGCAGGCCCAGGCCGCACCGGTTCTTCGCCAGCTTGTCGTCGCGCCGGGGATGGGTTAAACCTCCTCGTCGTTGGCACAACTGAGGTGCGTGCTCACGAATCGGGTGTTACGAAGCCAACTCCGTTGCTCCAAGCAGCGCAGTGCCTCGAACCCCGGTTGTTAGAGACGGCTATGCCGCCCCGTGACACCCCTGCGATCGTTCAGTCCCTCCTTTTCCAATCATCTCGACATGTTCCCGTTGAGCCCGACCTTGGTCGAGTGCTCCAGTGCATGTACGAGGTCCAGTCCGAGTATCCGCGTGCGAAGGTTGTTGGCTTCACTGATGATGGCCAGCTTAAAATTTCAACGCTTTCAAGAGTCGTCTACGAGAGGCTCTTTACCGTGGTGCGGCGTGCCGCAACACCAGGCGTTCCCCTTTGCCGCGTAGCGGCTTCCAATGGGGCTCTACTCGACAAGCAAGCGTACGACGTTGCCAACGCAATTGTGCAACGCGTCAAGTTGTTGTCGTCCACGAGTCCAGATGAGCTGGCTAAGCTCACCCCCATTGAACTGATCCAACGAGGATTTTGTGACCCGATCAAGCTGTTCGTCAAGAACGAGCCGCATCCAGTCGAGTCAAAAATCAAAACAGGTCGTGTGCGATTGATTTCCGCCGTGTCTCTTCTCGACTCTCACGTCGAGCGTTCGTTCTCAACCAACCAGAATGATGCTGAAAAGCTCAACTGGCTTACGTGCCCCACGGCGTGTGGCATTGGTTTTACGGACGCACAGAACCGTGCGGTCTTCGCCCACATTGATGCGAAAGGGCCCCGGGCCGAGTCGGACATCTCCGGCTGGGACTGGTCCGTTCAGGATTATGAGATCGTCGTTGAGGCTCTGAGGCGCGTGCGCGCCGCTGAAGTCGACGCCGACAGCCCGCTTGGTCGGTTGATCCTCAACCGCCAGTGGTGCTTGGCAAACTCTGTGTTTGCTCTCCCGGATGGTACCCTCGTTGCGCAGTCACTACCTGGCTGCATGAAATCAGGCTCCTACAACACTGCGCAGTCCAATTCCTGGATTCGCGTTTTCCTCGCCAGAATGGCGGGGGCTGGCTGGGCCAAGGCCGCCGGTGATGACTGTGTTGAGGCGCAAGTCGACGGAGCGCTGCAGCGGTACGAACAAATGGGTCGTATCGTTAAGTTCTACAAGCCTTGTCCCAAGGACAGCTTTGAGTTCTGCAGCCGGGTCTATTATGCGGGACGCACCGAACCGGTGAACTGCGTGAAAGGCCTTTTCCGCCTCCTTTCGAATCGGATGCAAGACCCGAGTCTACTCGACGCTTTCTTCGTTGAGTACCGCGAATCTCGCGAGCTTTATTGGACACTGGTCGTTGCACTGCTGGCAGGATGGGGCCAGCAAAAGATTGAGAGTCAAGTTGATGACGGAAGTCAAGCAGAAGACGCATTCGAACCGTAGTCCGGTTTTTCGTCGAACGCCTGCCCAGCAGGCGCTCCGAGACAACTACTTGCGGAATGTCGAACACGGGGAAGCAATGCACCCCGGCGGCAGTGCAGTCGGCAAAGCCCTTTCAAAGGCTGTGCTCGCTGCGCCAGCCGCGGCTGTCCAGACGTTGTTGAAGATGGTGACAACCTCGCCGTCATCGCAGCGACCGAGCTCAGCTGGGTCCACACGAAACCGCGTCATTAAGGGACCGTCTCCGGCGCAAGCCAAGGCGGCCTCTCAACTCCGGAAGCAGATGGCTGCACAGCAGCGGCGCCACGCGCTGCAGCTCCAGCAGAAGCAGAAGGAGATCACTTCCCTCAAGAAAGCTGGGAACGTCCAGAAGCTTCGCGCAAAGTTCGAGTCTAAGTCGGCTCGTCAGACTGGGCGCACCAAGTCGACCGTTCGTTCCAACTTCACCCCCCCGCGCACCTCTGTTTCTGTGCAGTCGAATCGCGACGGCACCGAGATGCGGGTCAAAGGTCACGAGTTCCTCGGCGGCGTCAATTTGACGGTCGCCAAGAACGTGCCGGGAGGGATCATCGATTCGCGGGCCATCTCGGTCCTTTCGATGACCGATTCTCGCATCAAGAACTACGCGCAACAGTTTGAGGCGGTCACCTACCATTCGTGGGAGTACCGTTTCATCCCCATGAACGGCAACATGGCCAACGGCCGGTTCGTGTCGTACACGAACATGGATTCGGCTGAGTCCACGCCGCCGTCAGGTGACACCGGCATCAAGATCGCGTACAACCACGCTGGCAGCGTGGCGACGAATGTCTCCGACATCAACTCCCAGCGCATGCCTCGCATGGTCCGCAGTGAGCCGATGTACATCAACCAGGTGGAGAACACCTCGGAGGCCAAGCGCAACACGATCCCGGGCACGTACTACTTGATTTGCGACATCCCGTACAACTACCAGGGTCAAGCCCCTGCCGATGACACTGTCATTGGTGATTTGGTGGTGTACTATGATGTCACTTTCAGCAAGCCTGCGACTACCTCCGGCTTTCTCGAGCCGAGTTGGGATTTCTTTTACGCTGCGGGCCAGATCACCGGCACGCTTTCGGGCACTTCCACCACGTACAATGCCACAAATGGCTTGGCTGGTGGTGCCCGTGGTCGCCAGTACACCCCTTTGCTTGACACCGTCGTCGACTACTCCTCCACTCCCCCAACCACAGCCCAACGGCAGCGGATGGGTGACTGGAGTTTGGAGTCTGATGGCAGTGAGGCCTTTCCGGCCGCAACCAACGGTGTTGAGTGGTACCACGATGAGACGAATGGCCAGTTCGCGGTTGACAATCCTGTCCCGCTGATGGTTTTCGCGCTCGTGGAGGCCAAGTGCAACTTCGGTTCCTGGACCGGTGGTGGTACCATCAGTTGGGGCACCAGTTTGGATCTCGTGCCCACCGGCGGCTTCACGTCCGGTGACCCGAGCTGTGTTGTTGCCACGAGGTTTGTGGACAACCAGGCGTGGAGTCCCTACGCCAGCTCCGGCGGTTCTCCCGGCCTGGCCGTTGCCGGCCTGTGGATTGTTACCCCGGCTGCGGGCGAGGAGCGTATGCTTTTCCAGCTTCGCACCGTGGGCACCCGCTATGTGACCTCCGGCACGGTGACTGGTGAAACCCCTGGTTTCGCGGTCACCACCAATTTCAACCTTGTGTTGCTCCCAATCTCCGCCAGTTGGTCCGGCTACGGCGGGATCGACGAGGTCGATCCGGTTGGTGAGCTCAAGAAGGAGCTCGCAGAGCTCAAGCAGCAGCTCTCCGCTGCCAGCGTCATCCGCGCTGAGATCAAAG